GATAGTTCTCCATGGAGATATATTGATTGGTATAATACCTCATTCTTTTCTACTGGAACTCCAGCTGGTGTCATTAACTCATTGAGACAGACTGTTCAAGAAAATGTCTCTCTCAATGTTGATTCCGATATCCTTCTTTGCGGTCTGTTTAGGATCCTTGCGAAGATGGATTATGATACCGCTAAGCTCACCCGCAAACCTGAGCTGAATTTGGACTTCTTCCAGAAAATAGATATGGAATGGGATAAGAGTGGGGGTTTGCATGCATGTAGAGGGGCGCGGATCGAAACTGATACTACTGTTATTAGGAGCGTTACCCGTGGTACTAAGGGTGAGATGAAGGATGCTATGTGTCTTTATCTTGATAGTTTGTTATATCGCGTAACTGCGGATCTCAAGAATGATAAAATTAAAGATCCTTACGCATATGCCACCTTTGTCTATATAATGCAGCTTAAACTTGAAGTTCGGGGTTGGATGGATCCTAAGGATAAAGCTAGGACTTTCCAAATACCTCCCGTTGCCAAAGTCGCCCTCGATAAATCTATTTTTAAACCCTTTGTTGACTGGTGCAAAGGTCGATCTGGCTTTCGTGTTGCTCATAACTGGCACGAAGGGGGCACTCATCAGATAGTGGACCACTTGCAGATGAATGATCGCACTCGTACTTTCTGTCGCTGGGACTTTAGTAAGTGTGATCATACTCTTAAATTTGCAATGATAATAATGTTGTGGTTCCACCACCTACTTGCTTACCAACTCGGTTATCCAGGAATTTCATCGAAACTGCTTGAAGTTCTCGTTGGGATTTCAGCTGCTAACAGCTCTTGTTCGTTTGTTTCCTGGTTCGACTCATTTCGTCTTATCATTGGTGAGTTGTTCTCTGGTGAGTATTTAACTGCATGGTTGAATACTTATTACATACTCATTGCTCTCGAATGTTTTCAGATTGAGATTGAACAGAAATTGGCTGGAACCCCCCTTGAAAAGTATGTTTCAAAACCTGATTGGTTTCGTGCTATCGAGCAGGGTGATGATGGCTGTGCTAGCTGGCCTAGTGCCCTCGATGCCCATGTCAATGTAAAAATTCTTCGCGAGTATTTTGCTACTAAATGGTTTATGATTCTTAAGGAAGAGAAACCAGCTCCCCTTGGTCATGACGAGGGGTTTCCTGGTCAGACTCACAGCCCATATACCATTCTTGGTCCTGGTGACATTATACTCAGTGAAGGCCTCGTTTTTCTTCAACGCCACTTCGTCCGTTATTTGATGACCCGTCCGGATCAAACTCGTGAGTTTGTCGTTATGCCCTGGCGAGAGACTAGAGCTTACTTGGTTCGTCTCTTTAAGACCACCATTTCGACTAATGCTCTGGGTGTTGATTCTGATTATGACCTATCAATGAGCGGTCCTACATTCTTTATGCGTCTCACTGGTTTATTGCATG